ATTCAAAATAGCAATACCACCCAAAAACCCTATATTTTCCTTTATTTTTTGTTCTCGTGATATTATAAATGGATTTCTACAATATAAGTTGTATAGTGCATTTTGTATAAAACATGGATATTGTGTACGATACAATAATGGAACTCAGGGCTTCTAGAGGTTATGTTAAAGATTATGCTCTTTTAGGAAGGATGGGAACTACTGAACAGAAACCCAAAGATGTTCACTATGATATTCTATTGGAGATGTTCAGAAATGATCCAGTTATGACCACTGCTTTTGATATAACTGTAGAATCTGTGACAAATAATGGATATAAGTTTGTCGGAGACAACGATAGATTGATTAAGTCTGCTCAAGATATGTTTGATACAAAGTTTGATTTTGACAGGGTTATTGACAATATAATATATTCTATGCTGATTTATGGTGATGCTTTCTTAGAGATTAGGAGAGAAGATAATGGAAAAGCAACTGAACTTCATCCGATGGAAACTACAGAGATGGATATAGAATATGATGAACATGGAGAGATTATTGCTTACTGGCAGAAGCCAACTGGAACTTCTAAAGACAAAGGGGTTGTATTCACTCCAGATAATATGATTCATTTCAGGCTGAAATGGATTGGAAGCAGAGTTTATTCATATAATCCTAACGAATCTGTGAATGAGTCTTATATTACTAAAGTATATGCTTATAGATATTTGAGATGTATTTTTGAACATCTGCCTCCTAAGATGATTCACTTCTTGAAGAATGTAAGCGAAGAACAGGAAAGAGAATTTGATGATAATTTGAGAAGGGCTAAAACAAATCCTCGTTCCGATTTGGTTGTCAGGACACCAACCCCTGACTCTGATTATAAATTTGAAAGGTTCGAAGTTGAGTTTGGCAATGGACTTCCTCAAATTTTAGATCATCTAAGGCAGGAAGTTTTGATGGTTACAAGAGTTCCTTATTTCTGGATTGGAAGGGCTGAAGGCGGGAATAGAAGCGAAGGAGAAGCGTTGATTTATCCTTTTGAAATCAGAATCAGAAAATTGCAGAATATCATTGCTTCTGACATAAACAAGAAATTACTCCCTAAATTAAATCTACAGAATCTTGAGTTCAAGTTTAATCCAATCAGTTTCAGTTCAGAAAAAAGTGTTATGGAAATTGCCAATATCATGAAAGGTTTGGGTTTGGAAGCAGATGGAGAAGGACAAGAGCATCCAGTTGTCTATTATCTTAAACAGAAAGGCATCCAGATTCCAAGCTACACTAAAATTCCTTCGGCTGAAGAGATGAGTGAGAGGATGATGTCACAAAATCCTGAGACTGCTACTGGACAGAGTGAGACTGCACCAAGCAGACAGAGGATGAATAAAAAGACTGATAAGATGACATCCAGATTGGATGAAAAGGGAGTTAGTGCTGAAGGTAAGGAAAAGATGGATGAAAGAATTAATAGATAAGGAGTATGAGGCGGTACTGAATGACACCCTACAAATCTATGGCACAGATGAAATTTATGCATGCGAAACACCCAGAAATCGCAAAGAGATGGGATAAAAAATATGATACCCCAAAATCTTTGCCTGAAAAACTAGGGGAAGGAAAACCGAAATATAAAAAGTTAAGAGGAAAAAAATGAGTTACAATTTTGATTTGTTGATTGAGACCAGAAGTTCAAATGACTCTGGAGTACCTAATTATATTGTTAAGGGTTATGCTACAACCCCAAATAATGCTTATACTTATGACTATAAAAGAAATCTTAAAGAGATTTTTTCAGAGGAAGGCATAAGGAATTTCACAGAGAAAGCGAAGAACAAACAGATATTTATTGACGCTTTGCATGAAATCGGGACTTTGCATAATACAAAGCAACTTCTTCAGCAGATACAGATGAGAAGTGGAGTAGATATTTCTAAAGAATCTGAGATTATTATTGATTCAATAAAGCATTCTGATATTCCACTGGCTAAACTGGATTCATTAAATATGGATGAGAGGGGTGTTTTTGTAGAGACAAAACTTAATCCGCTTTACAAGGAAGTTGACGATAGTCACAGAAAGTATTTTGATGCGATTTGGTATTCGCTTCAGAATGGCTATCTGAACAAATTTTCAATAAATTACAAGCCGACAAGGACACATTCTGAAATCATAAATGGCGAGATTATTCCTAAGATAGATGATGTTGATGTTTTTGGCATAAGTTTCACTCAGGGAGCAGCTAATGATATGTGTGACATAACTGAAGTTGCTATGAGGAGTGCAGTTGATGCTAATAATGAGGTGAAAAGGATGGAAGAGGATTTGAAAAGGCAGAATGAGGAGATGAGAGCTGAAATTGAAGCTCTGAAGAGGAAAGAAGCTGAAAGGTTGGCTAATGAGCAAAGACTTGCTGAGGAACAAAAGCAGAAAGAAATTCAAATGCAACAGGATGGTTTAAAGAGGCAGCAGGAAGAGATACAGAAGCAAAAGGAAGAACTTGAAAGGCAGAAGAGAGATGTAGAATCTCAACTTTCTAAAAAAAGCATTGTTCCACCAGAAAGCCAGTTCAGAGGTCAGAATAAGGGTAGCAACTTGATTAATGATATGAAAGAGTTGTACCCAGAGGTACAGACACCAAAGAGTGGTGCAAGAATAAACCATTATGGGTTTTACAACAGCAATACGACTAAACCCAATATTGATGGAAAGATAGGTTTTGGAGAGCTTATTCATGCTCAAGCAGTGGGAAAGACCATACAAGATTATCCTGAATATCAGAAACGGCTGATAGGAAGGGAATCAAGTGATATAGTCTTTTCCAGAAACAAATAAAACGAGGCGATACAAATGGCAGATTTGATGGAAGTAAGAACAGCATTGGCAACCACGACAAACAATAATGCGTGGGCTGGAACAACAGGCGGCGGTGCTGAAATAAATAAGATGATAGATAAGATGATAGTTGACAGCATAAACAGGGGAGTTGATTTGAGACCTCTTATTTCAAGGAAACCAGTAGACCAACTATCATATTTCTGGAACTTGAGGACAGACTTGAGTTCAACAACAAGAGTAACTGTTGCTTATTCACAAGGTGGAACAGGAACTCCATATCCAAGCACAAAGAGACAGTTGATTGCTACATGCATAAACTATAGGTCAGACTATGAAGTGACGGGTTTGATGCTTGAGGCAAGCAGAAGCTACTATGATGCTGTTAATGATGAAGCACAGTGTGGAATAGATGAACTGAAAATTGCTGAAGAGAGGATGATGATTTGCGGAGATGTCACTGGTGCTTATGGAATAGCATCTGCATTTAACGGACTTCAGAAAATGATGAGATGGAACGATTCAAACGGCGGAGACACAGAGTCAAACTCAAACAACCAGATGGGAGATACAACTGCCCTGTTCGGGATAACAAGATCAGCATCTACAGATTATATGGATGTATCTTATGTTATTGCTGGAACAGCAGCAACAGCCACAGGAGTTCTTGAGTTGAAACATCTTGACGAAGCTGTAGACAGAAGCGACAAGCATGGCGGAAAGGGAAACGAAAGAATCTTCTTCTGCTCAGTGGAGAGAGGATCTGAAATCAACAGATTGCTTCAGCCACAACAGAGATTTAGCGGAACACTTCAGCTTGAAGGTGGGATGACAATATCCACATATAGAGGAATACCTATAGTAACATCAAGATTCATGGACAAGAACGGATGCACAAACACAAGTTCTTGGGACAAGGATGCAGATGGAGACTACTCTATGTACCTGCTTGACTTGGACAACATTGAGATGAGAATACTAAATGGCGTTGACGCAAAACACACACCTATTACTGGAAGCGATTCAGGAATTAGGTACGATGTAGTTGGTGGATATTTCAAGACTTACGGAATCTTTGTAATGAAGAGATTCTGTTCGCAGGTAAACATCTGCAACTTAACTGCTCCAGCTTAAACTGGACTTTTTTTTATTTTTTATTATTTATTTGAGAGGTGAAAAATCATGGCATTTTCGATGGCATTGGTTGACCGAATATGTTTCGGAAACCTAAAGATGAGAGTATATACTGTAACTGATGCTCAGAGTGCAGGTAGCACTTTCAAGGTTGATGGATTTGATACGGTGTGGGCTGTAAGAGGCATAAACAATACAGATAGTTCTGACACTTTTGGAGAAAAGCCAGGTGATGGAACAAGTCATCTTGATAGCCAGTCTGCAAGGAATACAGTCATATTGACACCTGTAACTGATA